TTTGAATATAATTGATGAAAACAAAGATGTTTCTATTAACTTTGAATTCGATAAATGGGAAGGATGGGTTCTGTCATATTGTAGAATTTCAAAGCTGCCTCAAGCTTTAGAATATTTTGTATATGAAAAAGCTAAGCAATCTTTTCTTCTTAGTGAGCTTATATTAGAGCAATATAAAAATCAGCAAAAAGTTATTGAATCTGAAGAAAATGCAGAAGATCAAGAAGAAAATGCTGAAGTTAGGTCAGTTTCAACAGGTGATACATCAATTACCTTTTTATCAAAAGCTGAGTCAATGAAAAAAGATGATATAGGTTTTCGAACTGATAACGTAAATAAGACTTGCGAAGAATTGTGTACCCGAGATGAGATAAAATTATTAAATCGGTACAGGAAAGTTGGTTGGAATGGTTATTGATTATGCCAAAAATATGAAGATTTTATCTGTATTATATGAAGATAGAATGACTATTGAGAGATTAGAAAAATCTACAAAAGAAAGCGGTGCAATTGATACTTCCTATGTTGTTATTAAAGAAGATGTAAAATGTAGAATTTCTAAAAGCTCACTTTCTAAAACTTATAATACTGGTACCGTTTCTAGAACTGATGATGAGATGCAGTTATTCACTTTTCCAAATGTAGACATCAAGGAAGGTGATAAAGTTACAATTACAGAAAGGCTTGGAGATCATGCTAACTTGACTTTTTCCGTTGGACAAATCATTAACTATAAGCAGCATTTGATAGCTAAATTATTGATTTATGATAATAAGGTGGAAAAATGAATATACAAATTACTGGTATTGAAAACATTAGTAAAATGCTTGAAAAAATCAACATCGAGGAAAATGGTGATAAGGTTCTTGAAAAGGTAGCGGACAAAATCTTAGAGCAAGTTAGGATGAGAACTCCAGTCAGAACAGGTAATCTTCGAAAAGGATGGAGAATGAAAAAACTAAACCAAAATGAATACATTATTCATAATAATGTTAAATATGCCTTAATATAGGGGCATGTAAAACTGCACAAAATCGGTAAACGCTAAATCTTGTTTATATTATAATATATATAGAATATGGACATAAAAGCCTTTTTATGCTATAATAAAAGGAAAAGGATGATTTGGAAATGGCTATATTAAAAGATTTAACTGGTAAAAGGTTTGGAAAATTAATTGTAATAAAATTATCTAGAGAAGTTAAACTTGGTGAAAGTTATAGAAAATATTGGCTATGTAGATGTGATTGTGGTAAATTACATGAGGTTAGAACTGATGGTTTGACACGCGGTATGACTACTTCTTGTGGTTGTGTAAAATCAAATCAAGATAAAATTAACCTTGTTAAAAATCACAGGCATAAAATGTCCCAAAGTAGATTATATAAAATATGGATATCTATGAAAGAACGTTGTTATAACAAAAACAATCCTCGTTATGCGGAGTATGGAGAACGTGGAATAACTATTTGCCCTGAATGGACTACTCCTGATGCTTTTTTAAAGTGGTCGTTAATTAATGGCTATAAAGACAGTTTAACAATTGATAGAATTGATAATAATGGTAATTATTCGCCAGATAATTGTAGATGGCTATCCATAAAAGATCAGTGTAGAAATAGAAGAAACAATGTTATAGTAGATTATAAAGGTGATAACATTACCTTAATTGAAGCTTCTGAGAAAAGTAAAATAGGTTATAGTGCTTTATTTGCTAGATATAAAAGAGGAGATAGAGGATCAAATTTATTTAGACCTTTAAAAGAGCATAGCAAGTTAATAAACGTTAATTATTTAGATAAAGATATTACATTAAAAGAACTTTCAAAAATTACTGGTGAAAATTTAAATACAATAAGAACAAGATATAGGAATAAAAAACCTTTAATTAAACAGGATATGCCAATACCGAGGTAATCAATCAAATTGCGCAAGGTTGATTGATACTGTAGAGCGTAGAGAATGAATAAATATAATTTCTCCAAGAGTGTGCAGGGATAAGAAATATTATATTTCTTATCCATGATGTACGCCGAACTTATAGGAAACTATAAGAAATAAAGGATAAAAAGCCTTTATGATAACAATTTGCTATTATAGAATATGGACACAAAGTAAGAGGTGATAGTGGTAGAATGATTCCTGGTAGATTTATGCTAAGAGATTCCGTAAATAATGTAGCTCCACAAATGGCTAATATGATAAAAAATGGGCTATTTGGGAGGTCATAGGGTTGTATAATCAAATCGAGTTAAGAAATCGTATTTGTGAAATTGTAAAAACCAGATATCCTGATATAGATTTATATGATAAACCACTTAAGCAGAAGTTTAAAACCCCTGCTTTTTTTGTATATTTTAGAAGAGTAAGTAGCAAAGATTTACAATATTTAAGAACCTCCACATTAAACATAAGTATTTATTACTATGGTAATGATTTAAATGATTTAGAAGACGATTATTTAATTAAAGAAACAGAACTTAACTCTCTCTTTAAGCATTTTTTCCAAATAAAAAAATCAAAAATCCTAATCGAAAACAAGATATTTGTTAGAGATGAGGATTTTTTATTGCTCAATTTTTATATTGATATAAGAGAATTATCAGATTACAAAGATGAAGGAATGCTTATTGGAGAAGTAAAAACAAAATTCAAATAAAGGATAAAGGAGAATGTGTATGGCAGATTATGGACTTCCAGAAATTAAAATAGAGTTTAAAGCCAAAGCTGAAACATTTATACAGAGAAGTCAAAATGGAATAGTCGGTCTAATTTTAGAAACAGAAGATTCTGAGCTTATAGGCATGAGCGTTAATTGCAACAAGTCTAAAGATATTCCGGAAAATCTAGATGAAATAAATAGAAGCTTTATACTAAATGCACTTATTGGAAACTACAATAAACCATACAAAATTGTAGTTTTTTTTATTGATAAAACTGCGACAACAGATAGACTTGCTAAAGCAATAGAATTTTTCTCAGTCGTTAAAGTAAACTATCTTACTACAACTATTGTATTGACAGAAAAAGAAAAACAAGAGCTTTATCAAGCTATTACTCTAATGAGAGAAGAAGATGAAAAACCTATTAAGTTTGTTGTAGCAAAGTTTAAAGCAGATCATGAAGCATTCATTAACTTCACAAGTACTGGTATGACAGATAAATTTGGAAAGAAATACTCTACAGAAGAATTCACACCACGTATTGCAGGTTTAATAGCAGGCACTCCAGTTACTATTGCAACTACTTACAGCAATTTACCTGAAATAGTTTCTATTGATAAAAGATCTATTACTGAATGTAATAATGCAATCGCAAATGGCGAATTTATTCTATTTGATAATGGAGATCGAACAAATAACATTGTTGTAGGCAGAGGAGTTAATAGTTTAGTTACACTCAGAGTTGGTCAAAACAACCAATTCAAAAAAATAAAAATAATTGAAACAATAGACATGATGAAAGAAGATATTCAAACAACACTCAAAAGAAGTTGGGTTGGTAAATATCCGAATACTTATGATTATAAAATTTTGCTGATTTCAGAAATAAGAGATTATAATGCTTCGCTGGAAAGACAAGGCGTTCTAGATGCTGGTTGGACAGTAGATATCGATTTGGAAGCACAAATAGCATACCTAGAAAGTATCGGAGCAGAAATCACACCTGAAATGTCGGAACTTGATATTAAAAAAATGAATACTAAAGATAAGGTTTTTATACAAGGAAGTATTTATATAAATGACGCAATGGAAGATATTTTTTATAAGGTTGCAGTTTAGGAGGTGTAATTATGCCATTAGCAGAAAGTAAAAGAGTATTAAATGGTACATGGGCGGATTTATGGTTAGGTACTAGAAAAGTAGCTGAACTCAAAGGCGCAAATGCCAAAGTTGAGTATAAGAAGGAAGATATACCTCAATGTGGTATAATGTGGACTGGTCACAAAAATGTTGCAGTAAATGGGAAAGGAAGTTTCAAGATTAATAAGGCATTTTCTTTGATGCTGGATGAAATCGATCAGACAATTGTTGATGGTAAGGATAAACGTTATACCATTGTCAGTAAATTATCTGATCCCGATGCATATGGAGAGGAAAGAGTTAGGCTTAAGAACGTGAGCTTTGATGATTTGACATTGATGAACTTTGAGGCTCAAAAGCCCATTGAAGACGAAATACCGTTCAC